CTTTTAACGCGACTATAATCAGTATGGAGCAGACCATTTTCCTTCGTCTGCCATATCTGTAGAAGACATAGAAAGAGGTTATTTCACCGCAACGAGCGATAGATTGTCCTTTGACTAGTTAAGGTAAGCCTCCCGTGATGAGGAAGGCCGGACAATCCCAGAAGCAGCACAGGAGACACTCAGAGAGAATTCGTAGGCCTTCTTTTAGGCCGTTACTGAGTTCTAGATGAATTAACACCAAATGTCTCACACTGTTGTTGCACTGCCAGAACGTGGTTTCAAGTCCAGAGTGGTTACTAAGTCCCCCTGGTACCTTGTCTAGTTGTCACACTAGATCCGTTCTTGGCTCTGGTAGATGCTCAAGCGAGATGACAGAATTTCCTCGGTTATCGGTGGAGATCACGTTGGAGCAGTTGCTCGCGTGTTCACCGACCCTAGACCGGTTGAGAACTGGGAGGTAATTTCCTCGGATCTAACATCGGCTTCTGACCTTCTTCCCCTGGACCTCGTTGAGGCCCTCGTTGAGGGAGTGATTGCCGGGCTTTAAATGCCGACTTGGGCGTCAGAGGTGTTAAGATCCTGCACAGGTTCCTTAGTACTGAGCTACGGTCCGCAACTCGGGACCATTCGTGATACTCAGTCTGGAATCCTGATGGGATTACCCACGACCTGGTTCTTCCTTTGTCTGACCCATCTCTTTTGGGTCGAGGAATCAGTTTCCGTCATGCACAGACATCAAGACAGGGCAGCATTGCGAAAGCGTGTTGCAATCTGCGGTGATGATTTAGTTGCACATTGGCCATTGCGTGTCTCGGAGAAGTACCACCAAGTACTCGACCAGTCTCATGCTGAAATCTCGAAGTCTAAACACTTCAGACTTAAGCGAGCTGGGGTCTTTACGGAAAAGATCTTCGTCGTCAAGACGCGCATCATTCGCGATCCAAAGGATGCAGTTGCATCAATGGACTACGGGCAGTGCAAACGTTCTGATCGTGGTAATCACGTCCACGTCTCCAGTAGTGTTGATCCGTATGCGATCTACGCCGAATCAAAGGGCACGAAGCATTCTCGTAAGCTTATTGCTGAAGAGAAAGCACGGAACCGCAACTACCATCAATTACTGACTGATGGAGTTCGGTGGCCGGAGGTTATCCCTCTTCGTGGGCTCGTAAAGCCTAGAAAAG